ACACAGCCAACATGCTAGAGGCCGCTGAATTGATCGCTGGCAGCAAGCTGTTCATCGGCAATCAATCATCCTGCATGACGATTGCGGAAGGGATGAAGCATCCTCGCATTCAAGAGGGGAGCCTCGTCATTTCGGACTGCGTTTATCCAAATGCTCACAATGCTCAGTATGTTTTTGATGGATCGGTAAATCTTCCGTGCTTGAGCGACGATACTGTGTATCACATTGATTCTCAGGTCAAAACGTGGCGAAGTTATCTGGTTAACGAAGTTCCTATTTGCGGCAATGGCATCATCGGATGGCATTATCAATGCGGCAACGTCATGGTGAACGAGGGCTACTTTGAGTTTGCCGTGCGCAAGGTCAAGAAGCTCACTGGATGGGATGACGAGACGGCATCAAAGGCTATTATCGAGTTCACGGTTTCCCTCAATCCGCAGTGGTTTGAAAAGAAAGTCAGGCTTCCGCAGCTAGACGTGGCACGCAGAGCTTTGCGAAATGCTGGATATAACCAGCACGCGATTCTGTGATTTAGCATAAAATTCCGGTTGCCAACCTTACGGAACATGCTACGAGAGCACTACCATGCTCTTAGCAATTCCTGTATCGCAGTCTGATGTTCATTTGCTCGCCAAGCGAGTTGACCTAATCAAGAAGTTCGGGCCTTACCCGCGTCACGTTTTGGCTATTGTGCCAGATGTTACCGTGGAACAACCTGCCAAGGAGGCGCTGGAAAAGCTGTCTCCGCTGTTCAGCCGAGCGGAGCTTCTTCGCGTCAACCTGAACGGCATCACTGGCTGGCCCCTTGCTTCCAACAAGCACTTTAAGCTAGCTGCTCAGGCCATTCACGCCCTCAACATTCGGGAAGCGTTCTATTTCTTTGAGATTGATAACGCGCCGCTGTGCTCAGGCTGGCTTGACCGCCTGCACGACGAATACGTTTCTGCGAACAAACCCTACATGGGTTGCATTGTTCCTACACGCGGTTTTCAGGATACTCCGCAAGGTCGAGTTCCCATTCTTGGCGAGCCTCACATGGTTGGCACGGGTATTTACCCGCCGAATTACGCCGCATACTCGCCTAAGATTCAGCACATTGACCGTGTAGCTGCGTTTACGGGTATGCCTTTGGAGCCATTTGACGTGGCAATCCGGCATGAGGTGATCCCGCATTCTCACTCCACAAGCCTGATTCAGCACCTTTGGCGCACCTGCAATTTCCGCAAGGAAGGCAAGCAAATCGTCTGCGATGACATGCCGGGTGTCGGGCCAAACGAATCTCACAAGGCTCCAGTTTCCTCTTCAGCGGTGGTCGTCCATGGTTGTAAAGACGACTCGCTGCCGAATCTGCTGCTCTCAGCGGCAGACCCCATTGTATCACCGACGACTGACGGTGCCGTAGCAGGGGCAAGTGCTGCGGATTCATGTGCCCCGCCCGTCGCCGGGGATCAGTCGAGCGACGGACTTCCTAAGCACAAGACGTTTATCGGCACGCAAGTTGGCAAGCTGGTGGCGGACAAACCCATGAGAATCAAGGAGCTGGCGAAGCTGCTCAAGCTGGAGACAGAACAGTTGAGGGCGGAAATCGACAATCCTGTGAACGGCCTAGTTCTTTCCAATAAAGCTGGATGGGTGAAGCTGGCATGAAACCCCTTGATTATCAAACGAAGGATGGGAGAATCGCCTAATTATGGAACTAGCAACTGCCCTCAATAATTACGCGCCACCTGTCGTTGACACGGAGGGCAAACCTCTTGAACGCCGTATCGCCGACGTGGCTGGCGCTCGCTCTCTCTGGTTTCGGATGCAGCAGGCTGACATTGCCAGCAATCAGCAGATGGCAAAGGTTCAGGCGATGGTTGACGGCAAAGAGCCTTACGACCCCGTAATGCTGCAAAAACAAGGTTTAGGCCACATGTCCAACTTCAATCCCGGTGACGCCAAGGCTTTCTTGGACACCTCGATTGCCGCTTTCATGGACTTGATTACGGGTTCCGAGGCGCTGATTGACGTGCAAACCAAGTATGGCGAGCCTTCCGAGCGTCAGAATCTTTCTCAGCGCATCAGCCTGCACCTGAGCAGGACTATTCGTCAATGGCCTGAGTTCTTCTTCCGTTACGCCTACATTCCGCATTATCGCACCCTACATGGTGTTGGCATTGCCTACTTCCCCGACCCTCAGAACTGGCAGTGGGACGTTACGAGTCTTTCCTACCTGAAAATTCCTCGTCAAACCCGTACCTGCGAGGACTCGATTCAGTATGCAGCAATGAAGAAGCTGGAGCAGCCAGACCAACTGATGCGCTACATCAAGCTTGGTCAATACGCTGCCGAGGAAGGCTGGAACATCGAAATGCTCAAACGGGCTATGATGAACGCAACGCCGCAGTTGATTGACCCCTTCAACTGGATGGAATGGGAACAACGTTGGAAGAACAACGACCTCGTTCTTGGCGAAACTGGCCCTACAATTCCCCTGATTTACATGTGGGTGCGTGAAAACGACGGCCAAATCAGCCTAATGATCTTCACCGAATCCGCGCTTTCTACCACGAATGGCGAGCCAGAGGACTTCATCTTCTACCGTCAGGGCGTGTTCTCATCCGCTCAGGAGGCATTCATTTTCTTCACTCGTGGCATTGGCACAAACGCCACCTACCACGGTGTTCGTGGACTTGGTAGCGACATGTTCAACGCCTTCAACCAGTTGATGCGCCTTCGCAATCGCGCTGTGGATACCGCGTTCTCAGCAGGCCCGACTTGGCAGGTGGAAAGCGAAGAGGCTGTCGAGAACTTCCGCATCGTTCCATACGGTTTTGGCTTCCTCGTCACCCCCGGTGCCAACTTCATTCAGCAGCAACCGCCGAATATCACGGCGTCTATTGCCCCTGCTATTGAAATGCTTCAACAGACGGTGGCAACGAATATCGGTCAATACACCAGCACAAAGACGCTGGATACGGGACGCGAGATTTCCAAGTTTGAGGCGATGGCCCGCTTGGACTTGAATGCGCAGCTTTCTGTCACCGAAATCAACATGTTCATGCAGCAATTTGACCGTCTATGCAATCAGGTGGTTCGCCGCATGATGCGTTCGGGCTATCAGCGCAGCGATCCCGGTGGTCAATATGTTTGGGAGTTCAAGGAGCGCTGCCTTGAGGACGGTATTCCTATGGCCGCGCTTGAACAGCTTGACCTGCGCTATACCCGCGCAAGTCGCACGATTGGTTCTGGCTCTCCTGCCGCACGTCGTTTGAGCTACGAGTCGCTGATGGCGCTCTATCCCTACTACGATGACTACGGCAAGCAGCAGCTTGTGCGCCTTCAAACGGCCTCCGTGGCTGGATGGGATATTGCGAATCAGCTTACGACGCCTCCCGGCTCGGATCAGCGTCCTCCGATTGATGCTGCCATTGCGGATTCTCAGAACGTGGCGCTCGCTCAGGGATTCCAGCAGATGATCCTGCCGAACGAGAACAAGACGGTTCATCTTCAGGTTCACATCTCCAAGCTCAACGAATACTATCAGCAGTTTGATGCCGCTGGTCAAAATCCTGCGCTGTATGCTGAGATTGTGCCTCCGATGGCGAACATCTTCGATCACGCCGCTCAGACGCTTGAGCAATACACAGGCAACGAAGCCCCGATGTTCCGTCAGCAGCTTCAGCAGTTTAACGAAATCATCACGAACGGCACCCGCCACCTGCAAAAGCAGCAGGCTCAGGAGGCTGAACAGGCCGCAATGGCGCAAGGCCAGCCAGCACCGCAGGCACAAGGCCCGTCTGACATCGAAAAGATGCTCGCCGAATGGCGCGTCAAGATGGATCAGCGGGAAGAAGAGTTCCGCATGAAAATGCAGCAGAGACAGGTTGAGGCGGCTCAGAAGATGGCCCTCAAGCAGCAGGAATTTGCTGCGGATATGTCTCGCAAGGCCGCGTCTGCTCAGTTGCAGCGGGCTGTCTAATCACTCATGGCTAAGAAAACACTCATACAAAGGTGGCGTGAAGAGGGTCTTGCACCCGAACTCGCCCATATCATGCAATCCACCGTGTTCGCACGGGCAATGGAAATCGTCAAAGAGCACACGGAGCCGAATGATCTGGTGATCCAGCGTGTCTATCGGGAGAACCCCGTTCACGCAGACCAAATCATATCCTCCATGCACAAGATGCAGGCTGGAGAACGGCGCGTCTGGAGAATGTTGAAATGGCTGTCGGAAGTTCAACCCGAAACCAACGGGTCGATTCCAGAGCCATTCCAGCAATACGACGAACAATACTTTGAACCACGCCAATAACCCATGAATACCGAAGCATCGCCAGCAGTACCGCAGCCCTCACAGGAACAAGCCACGCCCGGAGTCGGAGATTTCGACATCGGGCCAATGATGGAGCGTTTCACCGCACAGGAAAACGCCGCCAAACAGGCAGCCGTGTCTGAACCCGTGAAAACGGAGGAAGTTGCGCAGAAAACCACCGAGGAAGCAGCGCCAGAAGCGAAAACCGAGGAGAAAGCCACTGAATCCAACGATGTTCCCGACGATTTCCCGTCCAAGAAGCACGCCACTCCAGAGGCAATCAACACTTGGAAGGGCATGAAGGAGGAGTTGAGCAAACTCCGCACCGAGCTTGGTGAACTCAAGGACAAGCAGCTTCCCGCCAAAGACCAAGAGCTTCAGGCTAAGTTGCTTGAAATCGAGGAGTCCAAGAAGCGTCTTGCTGAGTTTGAGGGCAAGGACATCTCTCAATACGAGAAGCGCATCAAGGAACTGGAAGAACGCGATGCCGAGAACGAGAAGTTCCGCGCCGTCCATGACGTAATGAACTCGCGCACGTTCCATAACGAAATCATCGCTCCTGCCGAGAAGATTGGTGCTGCCGTCGAAGAGCTTGCCAAGTCCTACGAACTGTCACCTGACACCGTCAAGGAAGCGTTGAAGACGGAAGACCCTGTGGAGCTTCGCCGTAAGCTGCGTGAGCTTACGTCCGACTGGAATCCGATGGACGCAGCCGAGCTTGCCTCTTATGCCAAGACGCATCGTGAGCTTTCTGACAAAGCTCAGCAGATGATCGACAACGCGGAAAAGGCCAAGCAGGAGCTTCGCTACATTGAAGAAACTGAGTCCAAGAAGAAGTCTGAGGCTCAACTTGCTGCCGAGAAAGCAGCCTACGAGGCTGTGGACAAACAGCTTGGCGAGAAGTTCGCCATCCTGAAGGACGATCCTGAACTGGCAGAAACTCTGAAAAACGCTAAGTTTGAGGACACGCCAGCCAATCGCGCTCTTGCCGCCAAGACTGCTCCTATGGTGATGAAGCTCAATGACTTGTATCACAAAGCACAGTCTGAAATCAAGGTGCTCAAGGAGGAGCTTGCCAAGCGCAATGCTGCCAAGCCGAATCCTAGCCAGACGACTCAGCCTGCCAAGGACATCGAGGATCGCACCAAGGAGCAACGTGGATACACGCCGGAAGATGCGATGAATCGTTGGTTTGCCATGCAGGCTCAGGGAGCGTAATCTCCTGCCATGACCAAAGCCCCACAGAAACCCGTTGTCGCCAAACTGACAAAGGGGCCGCTGAACACCTACGGGATGCGGGAGAAGTTCAGGGCCAAAAACCAGTTGGAGATTGAGCTTATCTTGATGCAAGTCAGGTCAGGCTCGCTCCGACATCGGGATGGCAGCGTGAACGCCAAGGGCTTTCCTGCGTGGCGGCATTTCTGCAACGCGGTTGACATCCTGTGGAACTTCCAAGGATCGCAAACCAAGTTCCTGTGGCATCCTTGGGCGCTAACCATGATTCGGGACGCATTCAAGCACAAGCGTCTGGCGATCACATCGGGTGGCTCAGGCGGCAAGACTGACGTTTTCGCCGTCTATGCCCTCGTCTGGTGGCTGGCAAAGCCGTTCAAGAATGTTGTTCTTGTGAACACTACCACGAAGGCAGCAGCTATGGGCCGTATCTGGGGTCGTATCGTGCGTTATTTCAACGGCATGGTAGCGCCACCTCCAGGCAAGCTGGTTGGCTCATCCTACTCCATCAAGGCGGTTGATCCTAACACGCAGGTTGTCATGGAGGAATACGGAATCCGACTGTTTGCAGGTGAACCCGCCAAGGCAGCAGAATCCGCGACAGCCATTCGAGGCTTGAAACACGGTGCTGGTGGTAAGCTAATCGTGATCCTTGATGAGTGCGCCGAACTCTCATGGAGCATCGTTAACACATTCGAGGAAAACATCACGCAGAACCCGAATGTCCAGCTTATCGCCCTAGCCAACGCCAATTCGCCTTTTGACACGTTTGGCCGTCTTTGCGAGCCTTGGGATGGTTGGGATAGATACGACCCGTCTTGGGACGAATGGGAAGGTAAAGGAGCGCATGTGAGGCGAATCAACATCGAGACTTCGCCCAACATTACCGAGGGAAAGGTTATTTACCCGTTCCTAATGACTCAGGAGATGCTTGCCGAGAAGCGGGAAAAGCTGGGGCCGAACACACGCTCATACTGGCGAGGCGTCCTTGGTTCGTTCATGCTGGATGCTGACGACGAGACAATCTACTCACCCGGCGAGCTTCTGCGCATCCCGAATGACTGCGTTTGGCAGGGGATTCCAACGAAGGTTGCTGGCTTCGATATCTCGCACACAGCAGGCGGCGACAAATCTGTGCTCACCGTTGGCAGCATTGGCGTCTGCACCGATGGTAAAAAGCGTCTCAAATTTGAGAAACACTACGAACTCAATGAGGACATGGGACGTAAGGATGTGGACAGAACCACGCAGATGATCGAGAAGTTGCGCGAGATTTGCACGAAGGAAGGTATCGCCATCGAGAATATGGCTATTGATGCCAGCGCCGGGGGTGGAAAGACCTTTGCTGACGCCATCTGGTCAAAATGGAGCAACCGTTTCCTCCGTGTCGACTTTGGCGGAAAAGCATCAGACCGCCCTGTGTCATCTGCGGATAGGGAGAAATCCAGCGTCCGATATGGCAATAAAGTGGCAGAACTTTGGGGGGTTGGCAAAGAACTGATTCGCTGCGACCAGCTTCGCAACATCACGAAGGAAATGGCGGACGACATGACATCGCGCCGTTACAAGGAAAACAAAGCGCAGGACGGCGGCTCACGCATCAAGGTAGAATCCAAGGTCGAGATGAAGCAGCGTATTGGACGCAGCCCCGACCACTTTGACAGCGCGGCGGTGCTTATCGAGCTTTGCCGTGAACGACATGGCCTGTCTGGTATCGACAAACCGGGGAATTACAGCAGCAAGGTCAAATCACCGCTCAAGAAGCGGTTTGACTCGCTGGCGTCGTTGTATGCGGCGTAGAACTTGCGCTGCACCGAACGCTTCGCGTCGGTGAGCTATTGGTTCGGCTCACTGCGGTAGTGCTTTGCCCAACGATGCGGACGATCACCGCCACGCAGTGACGGCCACGATGTCAGCGTCATGGGCTGATACAATGACGGCCTGCGGATGCGCCCTCGAATGTCGTAAAGATGATCTCCTATTTTCGTCGCCACATGTTGCCCAACACCAAGAGTCACGTCGTCAGTCCATGAGTGGTAAGGTTGAGCCTCTGGCCAGACATTACGCAGAAGGCAGAACATTTCCCAGCACCCGCCGCGCATAAAGAATCGCTCGCTGTCTTGGCGCGAACGACGAATGACCGCAATGAAATCAAGCACCGAAAGCCGAACAAATCGGATGCAGGACAACCGCTCTGGTGCGCTGGTCGTGTTATTCATGGTCTTGGGTTCGCGGTGTCTGATCCGAGACGCTCCCTCCAACCTTCTCCGCGCATTCCGCATACCCGATGATGTCAATCAGCGTGTCCTGCTTCTTGCTGGTCTTTGCGCGGCTGACTTTGAGGAGGATCATCATCATGGCTACATCCCAAGAGGTGAACTCGACACCCTTCCACGCGCTCCACAGGGCGGCAATGCGGGCAAACGATTCTGATGCGTCACCGTAGTCTTTGGCCCTGTCTCCAGCAACGATGGACTTGGCGGTGTCAGAGATGGAGGTTGGTATGGTTTCTTTTGGAGACTCATCAGCGTAGCGCCATCCGATGATGTAGGGTTTTGTGGTATTTTTCCACACCCACGTTTTTGCCTTGGAAGGACGGTGGCAAGCGTGGTGGCAGACACGGTGATCTTCTCCGATCACCCATACCTCGCGCTCCCCATCGCACGGCATTGGATCGCCCGGACGGTGCCATGTCCATTCGTGGCCTTCGTAAGTGAAGGTCAGGGGGCGGGTGGTGCGAAAGAAATAATCGTTTGCTCTGTCTTGACTGAAAGTGGAATCACATACGTTAATGGTCTCCCCCAAATACAGAGGTCTTGTTCCAGATGGCAGCATGTCAGCCGTCCATCCGTCTTCGCGGTGCCACTTCATGCCCGGTGGCGGAGTTGGAAGTTTGAACTCATTCTTTGGTGTGGACTCAGATTTCTTGCCAACAGCATCCAGAATATGCTTGGCAATCGCCAGCCTGTGAGGGGCTTCATTGTCCCAATAAGGGTAATCAGATGGATCTGATTCGAGAGAGCCAATTCCTTTTGGAAGCGCAAGGAAAGAGTCGTCTGCAATTTGCTGGAGATTGTCGGGGTGGTTCATGTGAAGGAAAGCATCGCCCATCATCGGGCTGGATTCAAGTTAAAAGCGTAAGGTTATGCTTCATCCCCCAACGCCAAGGAATACGCCGGGTTGAGAATAACAAGAGCTTCGCGCAAGGCTTCGTTCGCCTTTTCGTCCTCGCCGTATTTCGCAATTCTGCGAATCTCCTCGTAGGCAGCGATCACTTTGCCGGACAAAGCGGAGGCATTCGAGGCAAGCCGGAACTCGTCTTGTTCTTCAGGAAGGTAGAAGGTCAGGGTGGCTGTCATGATTTGCGGATTTGTTGAAGCAGGTTAAAGCAGGCAGACTCGTAGGAGGTGCCAGACCCATAAACAACATCACCTCCACAATAGGAGCGAACACGAAGAATCCATAGGCCATTAATGCTTGGACTAGTGGTGAGAAGGCTGACTTCCGGCTGATCCTGAAGCCATTGAAGGAGGGATGAGTGGGCGGTGGGCATGGGTGGTTAGGTTTTGGATGAAATAGCTTCAAGAATGCGACTCACCAGTTTGTCGTTCCACGGCCTGATCTTTTTCTCCAAGGCGTAGATGTAGGCTTTAGAGACTCCACACAGAGAGCCAAATTGCCTTGCTGTCATCCCGGTTTCTTTGCGCAGCTCCAGCATGGCTTCTTGGAGGAGGGAGGTGCCGTTATCCAGATGACATTGACCAATCGACCTCTCGCTTAAGGCTAGGTTGATTTGATCGAACGCTTTTTGACTGATGGATTTAATGGATGCAGGGATTGTCATGGTAGGTAGATGGCTATTTTATTATGGTTTTCTGGATATTGAATCTGCTTGATGATTTTCTTTTCGGACACCCCATCGTTAATCATTTCCTGCACAATGGATTGAAAATTCATGACTTGTGATGGGGTGAGTCTGACTTTCGCGGCTTCAGCCTTGGATGTCTTTTCACGCCCAAGGGCGACCCGATATGCCACAAATTTCCTAAACTCATCCCGTATTCTATCGCTCCATCCGGGAGGTGTATCAACTGACAGTGACAATTCAAGTTCCCGCCTATGGTTCGCCATCCATGTTGGGGGTGGCATTCCCTCCACATATTCATCGGGGTATTCGGGCGCAAATTTAAGAATGTCCAATTCCCTCCAAGCCTCGATAAACGGAGTCAGATTGTCTTTGGTAGCCTTCCATCGTAGCTCCAACTGACGCCACATTTTTGTCTGAACCTTCATCGTGCGCGAAAACGTGCCGATAGTGGTTTTGAGATACCTGCTCAGGATAACCTCGTTGCCATCCAAGACTTTGACCCGGTTTCCAAAGTGAAGCAAATCCTCGTACTGATACCGTATGCCGGTCAATCCAAGAATCATGTCCATGTTGGCAACAATGTGCCCAATCTCGTTTGCCCGACTCCAAAGCGTCAAATACAACAGTTTGTGCATTCCACTGATCGGGCCAAGCTCTGCAATGATGTCTGCCTCATAGGCTAGTTTTGCCATCCCTTATTCTACCTCAATATAGCCTGAGAATCAACTATTTTTGTGTGTCTTACTAAAAAAGGCAATGCATTAACAATGCATATTCTGTACTCTTATATATATATGCATTATCAATGCATAGACAACTTTTGTCATACTTTCCTCACACCCTTTGGCTGACACCCGCAAGATTGCGTATGCAGGCTCTTCAGATTGTGATGCAAATACCCGCTCCTGACGTTTCCGCAGTCGCACAACGCCTCGTAAATGGCTACTCCAGCTTTGGACTTCCCCACCCTCCGCAAAACAACAAGGTGTCCAAATCTCTCCCTAGACAGGTCTTTTCTTGGTCTTGGCATAGGCCCAAAGATGGTAGAAGAAATGAGTAAATTCAAGCTCCAACAGGAGAATATGGCGAAAAAGGACGCTTTACACTCCAATCAATCTTCTCATTCAAAGACCCGTCATAGTCCGAAGGAAGCGGCCCGCGATACTTGATGGCATCACAACGGCAAATGCACTGCCACAGACGCCGATCCTCCGCATTGGAGGACATCGCGCCCCCACCCAATGCCACAAGCTCAGCCTTGGTGGTTTCCGGCATAATCTCACCCTCTCTGGGAAGATACTTGTGCCCGTCATACCTCACCTTCAAAACCGCAGTCCTCACATCCATGCCCTTGTTTTTCAGCGCAAGAGCACGCCCATATTCCACATTCATGCGACGGCAAATCTCCCGCAACGAAATGCGCTCACCATCCCATTCATGGCACCTGCGGGTATTGTTCGCCTGCTGCATCTGCGTGGCCCAACGGCAGTTCTCAGGAGAATACCCCATGTCGTTGTCAATCCTGTCCAAAGACATCCCTTCCGGCTTCGGGTGCATGTCATCCACAAAACGATCAAAGTCCTGCCAACGCTCGCAAACCGTGATCCCACGGCCACCGTAATTGGCATAGCTCGAATTAGCCGGATTCTCGCACCTCTGACGCATCATCTGCCACGTTGAATACAGCGAGTTCTCCTTCGACCTAGAACGCTCAGGCGGACACTTCAACGCAGCACGCATGTAGTCGCTCCTCAAGCAGCCACAGGACGAAGAACGCCCCGTCACCAAAGACCCATAGTTCACCTCACGCCGGTTGCCACATTCACAACGGCACAACCACCGAGACTGGTAAGTTCCCGGTGAACGCAATGCCTCGCAAACCACCGTCCATCGTCCGAAGGTTTTGCCAGCCAGATTTTTGAAGTCGCTTCTACGCATGAGTAAATATCGCATAGAAGGGAGTAAATTCAACTTTGGAGGAGGAATTTTTGAGGGGTTATATATCGTATTGAACCCGCCGGGCTTGCCCCGCTCCACCTGCCCCACCGCCCCGTGGTCATGCTATAGGCCACCATCGCCACACCTCGCCGGGTGCCTCGATTAACTACCAGACTACACCGCTACGCATAAGGTGTACCTACCTGACTAATGAGGAGTGTGTAGATAGCTCTAATCAACTGGCAATCAATCATTTACGTCGATCACGGGAAAATCATCCCCCCCAAAGTCGGCGCTTCCATCGGTCACGATGTTCACCTGAACGCTGTTGGACTGCTCGATTCCGTAGAGTTTGAGCGCCAGACCGCCCAATTGGACAAGCTCCGACACATTCTCAGGAATGATAGATTGCGCCTCCGGGCTGTTAATCGCGTTTTTGAGCGTTTTGGCGAGTCCAAGCAGCGTTTGGCTCCTGTGACTCTCCAGTGTCTCTGCGACGGCCTGAGAAGCCAAAAGAACGGGTTTCTCGGCTTTTCCAGCCTCTTGTGACAATTTCTCTTTTTCCGTGACAGCCAATTCACGCTTCATATTCTCAATTTTGAGAGGTGTGAGCCAGTTCTCACGGCATGAACGCTGACGAATAGCATCATAGCTTGTTTTGAAGATGCGGGCGGCGTCTTGATAGCTCATTCCAGCAACGCAGGCATCTTTGACTTGTGACCACTGTTCCGGCGTTAAGATAGGGGCAGGAAATGCCGCTTTCGGCTCGATTTTAGCCTCCTGATATTGTGCTGGCGCTTCGCTTTCTACTTCTTTCTCTTGTGTCTCCATGCCTTAACGCTTCCCTTCATTCCCTCGCTTTGTCAAACAAAGTGAATCAATCCCTCTTTTCCTCCTTGCAATATACGCTTCTGCGCGTATAATGTACATGCCTTGAATGAGAGCTAGTACCTCTCTGCCGGTACTTGGAAACAAGCGGCGCGCCCCGAGTCGCCAGGATTCGGCCATGCCTCAAAGGATAGAGAGGATGCTAATGCAACCAGACTGCGCACAACGCGCCTTCTGCCGGTCACAAGTCCGACTTAATGCAGAGTGGCAACCATAACAAAAAATGCAGAACCAAACGCTTAAGCCATACCTGTTCGCCTTTCTTGCACGCCAGCGTGGCGCTATCGGGGTATTTTACCCCATACAACGCATCCTGGCTTTGCCAGAAGGTGAGCAAAATAACATGCTGGAAATCGTCACGCGATGCGCTGACTTGGAAATCCAAGGC